AACGCCGCAAAGGACTCTGTTCTGGCAAGCGTTGGCGAGGTCGTGACCGAAGTGTACATGAACACTGCCACCTTCCGCAACATGATTGCTGCGGACGAGGTGAAGAATCGGTTCATGACGGTCACCGCAAAGGCGAACGCCGTTCTGCTGGATTCCGAAGCACGGCAGATTATCGAATCCGCAACCGGTCTGACCATTCATCTGTACGATAAGATGTTCAAGGCAGACCAGTACAGCGCAAGCGAAAAGTACCTGCCTGACGGCATGGTGGTGGTTGCTCCGTCCGGCGCTCTGGGCAGCACTTGGTACGGTACTACTCCTGAGGAAGCCGACCTGCTGTCTGGTCAGTCTGGTGCATCCGTGTCCATCGTGAACACCGGCGTTGCCATTACCACCGAGCTGACCGTTCACCCGGTCAACGCCAACGTCTATGCTTCTGAGATTGTCCTGCCGTCCTTTGAGCGCATGGACGCTGTGTACTGCATCAAGGCTTACTAAGGCGAAAGGAGGAAAGCAGCATGGGAGACCAGTATTCCGAAGCGGCAGTCAAGCTTGGGCAGTACATCGCCCCTGCACTTGACCGTGAAGTCACGGACGAGGACTACCCGCTCTTCGACCTGCTGCTTGATTTCGCCAAAGACAAGATATTTGCACAGGGCTACCCCTTCGGCAACAGACCGGACGAGCTGCCTTCGCAGTATCAGTCGCTACAAGTACGAATTGCAGCGGAACTGTACAACCACATCGGCGCAAACGGACAGACGAGCTACACCAACAATGGCATCACTCGTGTGTGGGAAAGCTCCGATGTGGCGCAGTCCCTGTTGAATGAAGTGGTTCCGAGAGTAGGTGTTATCGGCTGATGTTCAATGGAAGCCCGCTGGATAAACGCCCGCTGTGGTATTCAAACCCGGTCGGCGAGAAAACGCCTGTTGTGGACGAATGGGGCAACGAGACTGGCGAATCTGCATACGAATCGTGGAGCGAACCCGCAAAGCTGATGCTGAATGTCAGCCCTCCTACTGGTTCTGCGGAAGCAAACCCTTTTGGAGCGTTCACGGATTACAGCTACGTTGTCAGTTCGTCCAGCAAAAAGCGCAACACACCGCTTTATGAAGGCACGCGCGTCTGGTTTCAGACAGACGTTTCAAAGCCCTTCAATTACACTGTGGTCAAGGTCGCAGAGCATATCACGGATACGTTGTATGCGCTGAAAGAGGTGGCTGCAAGTGAAAATTAAAGTGAGGTTGAGCGATGCCGGACTTCGTGATGCGGAACGTCAGATACAGGAGCACAAGGCCACCCTGAACAAAAAGGCGCAGGAGTTTGCAAAGGCGTTGGCGCAAAAAGGCATTGACGTTGCGACTGTGCGGTTTGCTAACGCACAGTATGCTGGAGACAATGACGTAACAGTTGAGCACGACCCGGTACAAACGCCAAATGGCTTTGCAATCGTAGCGCACGGAAAGGCAGTTGCGTTCATCGAGTTTGGCACTGGCGCACATCACAACGGATATGGCGGAGAACTACCGCCCGGTGTTGGTGCACATGGCTCCTACGGCAAAGGGCAAGGCGCAAACCGCAGATGGTACTACTACGGCGAATCCGGCAATGCTGGCACACCTGTCAAACAGGTGGATGGAAAAGGCCAGTTGAATTACACTGATGGCAACGATGCAGCTATGGCTATGTGGGGAGCTGTTGAAGAAATGGCTTCTCAGGTCGAAGTAACGTGGAGGGAGGTTTGGAATAGTTGATCGATTATTTCAATTCCATTTTCACGGCTGTTGCTAAGGAACTGCGAAAGCAAGTTCCCGGCATCTTCGTTACCGGTGAAATCAATGACAGCAACGTCAAAAAGTTTCCTTGTGTGCAAATAGAAGAAAACAGCAATGTCCCAAAGCACCGTGATTCTGCAAACCACAGCAAATACGCCGCTGTTTCCTTGCGTGTGCGCGTCTACTCCAACAAAACAAGCGGACGCATTGCAGAAGCACGTTACATTTTGGATATTGTGGATTCCGTATTGGAACCGCTCAATTTCTATCGAAAGTCGTTTGCCCCGTTGAATGGGCTGTACAACAATTCCGCCTATCGGATTGATTGCAGCTACGGGGCAACAATCGGAGAGGACGGAATGATTTACCGAAACTAAGGAGGTAAACATTCTATGAGTACTGCTATCTCCGGTCTGAATACCACCCTGTATTGTGGCGACAGCGCAACCGCTCTGACGAAGCTGTGCGACATCAAGGATGTGCCCGACCTGATCTCTGAGCCAAACCTTCTGGATGCCACCACCCTGTCCGACCCCATGCAGGTCAACATCTTTGGCATTATCCAGAGTGACACCAAGTCCTTTACTGCCAACTACAACAAGACTGACTACAAGAAGGTCAAGGAGGCTGGCTATGATGAGACTTCCGAGAGCAACGCCGTAAAGTACTACGCCCTGAAAATGCAGGACGGCTCCGGCTTCACTTGGCAGGGTATGCATCAGGTTGGTCTGTCCGGCTTCGGTGTGGACGAGGTTGTTGAAATGACCATCAACTGCATTTTCACCAAGAAGCCCGAGTTCAGCGAGACCCTGACTGTCAATGGCGGCTAAACCGCAAAAATCGAATCAATCAAACCGGGCAGAACTGAACAACGGATTTGGTTCTGCTCCTATTTATAAAGGAGAGCATTTATTATGGCTGCTAAGGTTATTAACTTTCATTCCCCCGATGGCAAGAACACTTATGAACTGACTTTCACCCGTGACAGCGTGGAAGCTACCGAACGTGCAGGTTTTCAGATTGGCCAGTACACCCAGATGACCAATCTGCTGTCTAACTCTCGTGCCCTGTTCTACGGCGCTTTCATCGCACGGAACAAGGGCATCAAACGCAAGGTCGTGGACGAGATGTTCCAGCACATCGAGGATAAGGAAGACCTGATGGGCGTTCTGCTTGAAATGTTCATGGACGCTTCCAAGTCTCTGCTGGCAACTGACACTGAGGACAAGACTGCAAAAAACGCAACGTGGGAGATTGTGTAACTGCACAATCTCAAGAAACAGACGGAGAGGGGGAGCCATTCTCCTTCTCTAAGCTGTTCCACGATGTAGAAGCCTATTACATCTCCATTGGCATGACATACGACCAGTTCTGGCACGGTGATGTCTGGCTGGCAAAGGTCTACCGTGACGCAGAGGAACTACGGGAACGCAAAGCTAATGCAGAAGCATGGAGAAACGGTTTTTACATGGCATCTGCGCTTTCCTCTACGGTTGGCAATATGTTCCGAAAGAAAGGGTCTAAACCCATCAAGTACATGGATAGACCGATTCCCCTTACCCAAAAGGAGAAAGACGAGTATGAATACCAACGCGCAGTTGAGGCGCAGGAGCGAATCAAGAGAATGATGTTCTCTATGATGGAAAGTGATGGTGGTAGTGATGGCTGATGTTGATATTACGAGCTTATCCGTAGAAATCTCTGCGGAATCGCAGGGCGCAGAGCTTAATATCGACAAGCTCGCTACCGCCATTTCTAATTTGCGGACGAAAGGCAACGTCACAAAGGTTGTGAACAGCCTTGACAAGCTGGCCGGTTCCATTGCAACGCTGAAACAGGCATCCGCTGGAATGTCCGGGCTGGACAAAATCACCAGCTTTCTGAATGGGCTTTCCAATGTCAACACGACTGCAAGCACAAAGAGCATCAACACGGTCGTGAACGCAATCAAGAAGATTCCTGCTGCTGTGTCTGGCTTGAACGGCGTTGACTTTTACTCCATGTCTGGAAGCATTACTCAGCTCACTAACGCTTTGGCTCCGCTGTCTATTCTGGACGCATCGAACCTTAAAGCTCTTGGCAGCGCTTTCAATGTAATCGGAAAGGTTCCTGATCTGACCGACAAGCTGAAAGCAACAGACCTTGATTCTTTTGCAAGCTCTTGTCAGAAGATTTCTGCTGCTCTTGCTCCCCTTGCATCTCAGCTTGACAAGGTGGGCAATGCATTTGCAAAGCTCCCTCCGCAGTTGAGCAAGGTGGTTACACAGGCAAATCGTGTGACTGCTGCCAACGAAAAGCAGCGCAAGAGCTATCTCAGCCTGTCCAATCAGATGAACGGCTTTATGCGGAACATGGCAAAGCTGGTTTCGTTGAAAGCTATCGCTGAGTATCTTGGCAACGCTGTTGCGAAGTTCAATGACTTCTATGAAGCAACAGATCTGTTTCATAATGCTATGGGCAATCTGAGCGGTGAAGCCGATACGCTCATTAGCAAGATGCAGGGTTTGCTTGGCGTTGATCCGACCAAAGCAATGACCTACATGGCTACCATCCAGAGCTTGGGTACTTCGTTTGGTCTGACCAGCGACAAAGCATATATTCTGTCCAAGAATCTGACCCAGCTTGCCTATGATGAAGGTTCCTATTGGAACAAAAACGTTGCAGAGACCTTTACCGCAATGTCCTCCGCAATCTCTGGCGAGATTGAGCCTATTCGCCGTTTGGGCGTTGATCTGTCTCAGGCACGGTTGCAGCAGGAGCTTCTTGCTTTAGGCTTTAACAAACAGGTTTCTAGCCTGTCTCAGGCAGATAAGGCAGTTCTGCGTTACATTGCCATTATGAAGCAGACTGCTAACGTGCAGGGCAACCTTGCACAGACCATCCAAAGCCCTGCGAACCAGATTAAGATTCTGAAAGCGCAGTTGGATATGCTGGCGAAGTCTGTTGGCTCTCTGCTCTATCCTGCCATGAAATCCATTCTCCCCCCGCTGATTGCCGCCGTCCAACTTATCCGAGAATTTGTCCAGTGGGTGGCAAAGCTGATGGGCGTGAAGGTCGTGTTTACTGATTTCACTAAGAGCGCTGACAGCGTTGGTGGCATCGGTGACGCAATGGATAATACAGCCGATTCGACAAAAAAAGCTGCCAAAGCTCTCAAGGACTACACGATGGGTTTTGATGAACTGAACATCATTGACCCCACACAGGGAAGTTCCGGTTCTGGCAGTGGGGCATCTGCTGGCAACATCTTAGGTGATGTAGACCTGTCCGGCTACGATATGTTCAAGCAGTACAACGAAGAGTTTGCAAAGCAGATTGATGCTATCAAGCAGAAAATCAAGGATATGCTCCCCATTATCGGCGCTGTCACTGCCGCACTTGCGTTGTGGAAAATCGTTGATTTTTTGACAGATGTTGCGACCGCAATCTCCAAAATGACTGACTTGCAAAAGTTGGCTCTTTCAATTGCAACAGTTGTTATCGAAGCATCGTTAGTATTCAGTTTTGCAAAAGGATACACATCTAGTGGAAACCCTCTTGAGCTTTTAGGCGAAGTGGTATCCGCCGCATTTGGCTCTTTTGTTCTTTGGCGCACAATGGGCGCGGATGGCATTACGCTTGGCATGGGTATCGCTTTTGTGGCAAGCCTTGCAGGTCTTACTTATGCGCTTGGTACCGGCGAAGCCAATCTTGGCGATGCAAGCACATGGATTCAGGCTGCTTTAACAACGGCATTCGGCTCTATTACTGGTATCACACTACTTACCAATCTTGGGGTAGCTGCTGGTACAGCCGCAACGCTTTCTATTGGTCTTGCAGGCCTTATTACCTTTGCGGGAATCACATTCTCTCTTGGCGAAAAGCTGAAAGAATTTCCGGTTCTTAATACCATCATTGCTGCTTTGATGGGAATTTTTGGTGGCGTTGCTGGCGCTGGCGTTGCATTACTTGTCGGCGCAAGCCTTCCTGTTGCCGGAGCCGTTGCTGCTGCCGGTGTCGGTATTGGCCTAGTTCTTCACTGGGCTGGTATCAAATGGGGTGCTAAAGAGAGCGGCGAAAAAACAGATGCTGCCGCAGAAGCCGACATTAAAATGCATTATGTCGAAAATGTTTTTGAGCAGCGTATTGAAGCCATCAAGCAAATTATCGTTACCAAGTGGAATGCGGCCATTGATTTTATGACTTCTCTTCCTGGAAAGGTTGGGAACATCATAAACAGCATTGGCGAGTGGTTCAGTTCTCTTCCTGAAAAAATCGGCTATGCCCTTGGCTTTGCCGTCGGCAAAATCGGAGAGTGGGTTGGAAACATGGTTGTTACTGTAACAACCGAAGTTCCAAAAATCGTTTCGTCTGTTGTTAAGTTTTTTGAAGAACTGCCGGGAAATATTTGGACTGCAATTCTCAAAGCCCTTGACGTTATTTCTAAATGGCGGGAGCGCATGATAGCTTTCGTTGTTATTGAAGTTCCGAAAATCATTTCGTCTATTGTCGGTGAGTTCAAAAAGCTTCCTGACGAATTGAGAAAGCTTGGCAAATTCATTTGGGACGGCCTGATTAACGGTCTAAAAGATGCATGGAGTACCGTTACAAATGGTATTAAGAGCTTCACTGATGGTTTTGTCAATGGCTTCAAAGATGCGCTTGAAATTCATTCTCCTTCGCAAGTGTTTCACCAAATCGGCGTTTATGTCGATCAAGGCCTTGCAAACGGTATCACTGCAGCACTTCCTTACGTCGAACAAGCTATGACCAATCTGGCAAACGTTGTTCAGCAGAAGGGCAACGAGATGATTGACTATGGCACGACCACCGCAACGAATTTTGTTAATGGTTTCTTCAATGGTCTGGACAGCAAGTGGCAAGAACTTGATTCCGGCTTGCAGAATGACTTCTTCGGCACAGTGCAGAATCTTTGGAATGCTGTGCAGAACGGCGACTTAAAAACAATTGGTACGACTACTGCTGCTATTATCTGGCAGGCGATGGGAGAGGAGAACCGAAATCAGGTAAAAGCATACGCACAAAGCTTTATTTCCAATATTTCCGGCGTTTTAAAGGACGCATCTAAAACCCTGTTTAACGAAGCGTTAAAAGTTGGCAAGGTCATTTGGAGCGGAATCACAAGCAATTTTGGAAAAATCGTAAAGAGCGTTTCTAATCTTGGAACTACGATTTCTGCATCAATTAGCGCATTGAAGGTGCCTTTAGCCACTACTGGCACTGCAATCAGTCAAGGCCTTTTCGGTGGTCTTGTAAGCTCTTTCCCTGAAATTTTTGCTGCAATGGGCGGCTTGATTGGAAGTGTTGGCTCTGCGTTTGTTGGCCTTCTTACTTCTATTGCCGGTGCGCTTTCGTCTACAGTTTTCGGCATTCCTGTAGCGCTTATTGTGGGCGCGGCCGCAATTGCCTTAGGCGCTGCGATTGCGGGTATTGTGAGCAATCTCGGTGGGAAATATTCAACTGACAATTCTTCTTACGTCGGAACCCCTGAATATGATGCTTCTACAGGTTCCACCACTTCTGCAAATGGATACTACAGCAATACATCATCCGGAGCAACAAGCTCTTCCGACCTGCAAGCCGCGGTTTACAACGGCTGCTATAATGCGTTTCTTGATATTTTCCAGCGCTATGGTGACGAAATTACCGGCGGCAAGGAAGTCAGGCTGTTCATTGACGGAAAGCAGATTACCGCTTCGGTTGAAAAGCAGCAGGCTGACCGCGGCGTGCAAATCATGGGGACGGAAGTGTATAGCTATTAAGGAAGGAACGGTGAATTATGCAAGCTCTTGTATCAGTGAACGGCGTAGATTTGCCAGAGCCTTCCTCTTATAGCGCAACGACTTCAACCATCGTTGATTCTGGCCGAAACGTGCAAGGCAAGGTTGTTGGCTCTGTGGTTCGACACGATGTTGCAAAAGTGGCTCTTAAGTGGAAATACCTTACCGCAAAACAATGGGCTTCCGTCATCGGCCCATTCACTACAAACTTTTATTGCACGGTACGATTTTACAATCAAGCAACAGCTTCTTATTCCACACGTCAGATGTATGTTTCCGATCGAACAGCCGGAATGTGGCGAAGGGGCCCAAACACCGGAAATGTGATGGGCTGGACGGATTGTTCTTTGAGCCTAGTTGAGGTCTAAAGGTGGTGATTTTATATGTCTGTAAAGCCGTCCGATAAGTGGCTTTCACAATATAATAATACGCTTGTACCCGAAACTTTTATTCAGATTACTTATCATGCAGCTGATGATGCGGCGCAAACGGACGCTATTGCAAGTTCAGGTTCGCAAACCGTGTTTAGTAATGCGGCATCCATCACTGACCTGGACATTTCCACTTCTGGAAATTACGCGACTGCTGAAACTAATTTTTGGGTTTTAGATGGAAGCTTTGATATCGTCCCGAATTCTGAACCGTATCAAGAATGCGGCTATGTAAGCGGTGAATGCGTATCAAGCTCCAATCATCCAACCATCACATTTTCTTTTAGTAAAATCCACGAAGAAAAAATACCGGGCCTGACAATCGTTTGGTCTGAAATTTTAAATGAATGGGCAAAATCATTTAAAGTTTCCGCTTACAAAGGAACCGCTCTTCTTTTGGAAAAGCAAATTGACAACAACGATTCCACCGAAACTTCAATTGAATTTGAGATTTCCAATTATGATTCGGTTATTATTGAAATTCTTGAATGGTGTATTCCAAACCGAAGAGCTCGTATCTCGCAAGTGGAATTTGGACAACGTGTGAAATTTAGCAAAACAGACCTTCTGTCGTATTCCCATAAATCAAAGCGAGACCCAATTTCCGGTCAGCTTTCCAAGGATTCAATTTCTTTTTCCGTTGATAACAGCGACCAAAAATGGAATCCTATCAACCCAGACGGCCTCTATAAGTATTTGTATGAACGCCAAGCTGTTTTTGTAAAGTATGGCATGGACTTGGACGGACAGACTGAATGGATTAACGGAGGTAAGTTTTACCTTTCTAGTTGGAACATTCCTTCTAATGGCATTACCGCTTCCTTTGAAGCTCGAGATGCTTTGGTGTTTTTAATCGATTCACTATATACCGGAAGGAAAAGCGGAACTTTATACGAAATGTGTTATGACGCTTTGGAACTTCTTGATGTTTCCGGTATCAGCTATTACATCAATGAATCTTTGAAGGATTATACAGCTGATTTTAGCAACGGAAATTCTTCGTATAAAAACGCTGATGTGCTACAGCTTTCTGCTAACGCAGCCGGTATGGCTTTGTATCAGACAAGAAACGGTGAGATTCGGATTGACCGGGTTCCGTACCTTCCTGAAAACAAGTCCGACATTTATGAAATCACTGAAATCAATGATTATCAGTATCCGGAAATCACTTTTTCTAATAAGTTAAAAAACATCTCTTACTCTCTAAATGGAGTTTCGTCATTGTATCCGAATGGTGCTACTGGCGATGGCGTTACGCAAAGTGTAAATAATGCACTTATCTCTTCTTCCATCGTCTCCCAGCCAAAGAATGTTCTAACTGAAAGTTATAAAGTACTTTCTAACCGTCGAAAAGCCACCCTGTCTTATCGTGCCAGCCCACACAACGACGCTCTTGATTTTGTCAAGCTCAATCATCAATTTGGATATTCTTCTAACTTGTTGATCACGGACGTTTCTTACACGTTTAATGGCAGCTTCAAGGGCTCCGTTACCGGGTATATGATTGAAGATGTTGATTCGTTACAAATCGACGCTTCTGAGATTTACTTACATCCTTCCGACACGATTACGCTCACTGCGACGCTTACCCCCGCATCTGCCGATTCCCCTGTTATTGTTTGGAATGCATCTCCCGCTGGTATCGTTGAGCTGAATGTCATCAAGAACGAACGCGGCGTATCTGTCTGCAACGTTACGTATTTACACAGCGGAAATGCAACGATTACAGCTACAGTTGCGAGCCTTTCTGCTTCTTGCAATGCTACTGCGATTGCGGATGAGATTTCCAACCTCAAAGAAGGCGATACCGTTTACATCTCCGTCGCTGGCGCTTATACCGCTTTTCTTGTCTCAAAGCATAATTACGAGCCAGAATTAAATGGCAAAGGGAGAACGCTTCTTGCTCTTAAAGACGCGAAAACAGAAAACATTGCGTGGGATAGTAAAATGACAACTCCCGCAGAGTATTCGACCAGCAGTATTGATGCCTTATTGAACGGAAACATAAAAAATTCTTTTTCTGATTTCATGCAGAAAAAAATCGGCAAAACTACTTTTTATTATACCCCAGCGTTCAAAAAAAATGATTCTAACAATTACGTACCTTCTGCTGTGTCTACTCTATCTCGCAGTATATTTTTACCTTCCGCAAAAGAAATATACTACGGATTTCCAGATAACAGTAGTTCTATTAACGAAATTTGGGGTTATGGATGCAACGTAGAAGGAAGCCCGCTCCCTACAGCAAAAGAACTTTTGAGAAATCCTTTTTTTACCGTCGGAGACGATTACAGCCCGTATCAGCAGTGGACGAGAACTCCCATTACCCATCTTGAATATTGGGGCATGGGCCCTTCTGTTGGGGATATCTATTATCGTTCTATCGTTGTTTCAAAGTATTGGGACAGAGCACATCTTGGCAGTTATGATGACGAAGACGAATTATTTTTTTATGACTGTATCGGTTCTGGCAACGATGGCCGCAATTGCTATCATTACATGTTTACCGTTCCGAGCAATTTGCCTATTGGGTATCAAAACAGAGTTGAGGAAGAATAATTTATGGCTCGTTGGATTACAGACCGCACGCAATCAGATGTTGACCGCGTGAAAGAAATTACCGCAAAGGCGAGAACAGGCACGTGGACAAAAGCCGAACAATCGGAATGGCTTGCCGGAATGAAGGGCGCTTTAAGCTATACGGATTTTAACCGCATAGAATCCGGCATTCAAGAGCTTGGCTCCATTGTTGGCGCGTCTGTTTCTGTTCGGACTGATTGGACAGTCGATGGATATATGAAAATCTCCGATGCAACACGTTGGCTTTCTAACATCAACTCCATTCGCGCTAAATGCTCTGGCCCATCTGTTATTGCAGATACGCCAGAAAGCATGAACAAACTCGATTTTTCAACGATGAATCAAATTGAGCAAATTTTGTTCGACATTGAAACGCTTGCTAAAACATACGTTACGTTTTCCGGTGAATACATGACAGGAGATGGACAATATGGTTTTTGAAGACCGTGTGGCGAAATATCCGGGTCGATGGACAATGGTAAAGTCGGATGGAACATCCGAAATTGTCACTCTTATCCGAAATGACGAGCCAGTAAAAGAAGGAACGCCAATCAATGCGGCCACCTTAAACGAACTGAGTACTGTTGCGGGAGCGATTAACGCAAAAGAAGAAGCCGTTTCGGCTGCATCTAGCGCAAATTCTGCTGCCACCAGCGCGGCCCAAAGTGCACAGTCAGCATCCGTAGACGCAACGAACGCGGGAAACTCTGCCGCTTCTGCCAAAGCTGAAGCGGACAGGGCTGCGGCCATCGTGAGCACCGACAAGACGCTGAGCGTTGAGGGAGCCCCGGCTGACGCAAAGGCTGTTGGCGATGCGCTGAAAGGCGTGATAAGCGCAGACGCTGTAAAGACCTTGATTGCAGACGCTCTGGCAGAAGACCATGCCAAAATCAAATTTTGGATTTCGGAAGACCCCACCAGCCCCGCCGCACTGTTCGGCGGTACATGGCAGGAGATTGCGCAAAACCGGGTGCTGATGGGTGCAAGCTATGCCCACGCAGCGGGCACAACCGTGGAGGCCGGTCTGCCCAACATCACAGGCTCTTTTGTCGCGGATGTAAAAAAGGGTGAACATAAGGTATCCGGCGCATTCACTGCCGGCAACGTGATCGCATCTACGGGCGAATACAATTCCTTTTCTGATGTATATAAGTTCAGTCTGGATGCATCCAAGTCTAATGCCATCTACGGCCGCAGCGCCACCGTGCAGCCTGCCGCCTACTATGTGCACATCTGGCGGCGCGTGGCCTGAGAAAGGAGGTTTTGAACCATGAAGATCATTGACGAGAACGGTGCGGCCATTGAGACCCCTGACCTGACGCTTGGGTATCTGGTGGACGACACCGAACCAGTGGAGCACCCGGCTGTGGAAGGTGTGGAGGAAGTGAGCCACTACGAGACCGTAACGGAGTATCCCGGCGGCGGCAGGGATGTGCGGAAGGTCATTGATGTGCCGGGCGTACCGGCAAGACCCGCGTGGACCGAGCAGCTGCCCATCCAGAGGTACATCCGCTACACCGCCGAAGAGCTGGCCGCGCAGGAAGAAGCGCGCAAAAAGGCCGAAGCCCGGGAGAAGCTGCCGGACACGGTGGCGGCACTGCAAAAAGAAAACGAGATGTTGAAACAGTGCTTGCTTGAAATGAGCGAGATTGTTTATGCATAAAATCACACAAAAATTAGAAAGGATGGTATTTATGATGGCAATGTTATGGGCACAGGAAATTATGTCCGCTGAGACTATGGAGGATGCAAAGGCTCTGTATGAGCGCTGCCCCCGCCTGCTGAAGGAGAAGGTCAAGGCAATTCTTATCAAGAGCGGCTTTGAGGAGATCGTACAGGAGAAGTAAGCGATGGAAAAACTTTTGGAATTTCTGGCGTGGCTGGTAAAGGCGCTCTTTGGCAGGGACAGCGAAAGCCCTGCGCCGGAAACGCCCAGAGAAACTCCCGTTGAAGAGGCCGTCACCGGATGGGAAGGCGACCCGCCATACCGGTACATCGACGTGAGCCGCTATCAGGGCGCGATCGACTGGGCGCAGGTGGCAGCGGCGGGCTATAAGGGAGCAATGCTCAAGACCGTGAGCACCAACCACAAGCTCTCCAAACGGGCAGACGGCCTGTACATCGACCCCACCTTTGAGGACAATTACCGCAACGCCAAAGCGGCAGGGCTGGATGTAGGCGTTTACTACTACACCTACGCCACCAGCGAGGCGATGGCAGATGCAGAGCTTTCTTTGCTGCGGCAGGCGGTGCACGACAAGGAACTGACCCTTCCAGTAGCGGTGGACGTGGAAGACAACGAGCTCAAGCCCATGAGCACCATCGACCTCACAAACCTCACCGCCTACGCGCTGGAACAGGTTGAGAAAATGGGCTTTTACGCCCAGCTGTACACCTACACCGGTTACAAATACGAACTGGATATGGCCAGGCTGTCCTCCCGGTGGGACGTGTGGCTTGCCGACTACACTGGCAAGACCCCGAAGGTGGATTTCAAGTACAACGCCCACCAGCACACCAGCAAGGGCAATGTACCGGGCATCTCCGGCAACGTTGACCTCAACGTGACCACCCTCAACTACCCGAAAATCATCCGCAAGAAGGGTCTGACCCGTCTCCGGGAGGGTAAATGACCGAAAAAGAAGCTTTGCTGTGGGTGCTGGGCATCCTGGGCAGCCTGTGCGCTACGGCCATCACTATCGACAAGGTGCTGGACATCATCCATAAGTACATCAAAAAGGCGCAGGCCCCCGACGATGCGCAGAACAAGCGGCTTGACGAAATGGACAAGCGCTTGCAAACGCTAGAAACGGGCTATGCGCAACATTCTTTGGCGCTTGGGCGCGATTTGTCCCGCTTCGGGGAAATCGACGAAGTAAACCGCCTGACGCTTGAAGCCGTTCGTGCCCTGCTGGAAGCACAGCTGACCGGAAACAACGTGCCTGCTATGCAGGCCAGCAAGGAAAAAATCGATAATTACCTCATGGAAGGAGTAACAAAACATGGAAGCAATGTTTAACTTTATCCCCGCACCTATCGCACTGGTACTGATGTTCATTGGCTTTGCCGCACTGGCCGTTGGTGCTATCCGGCTGGGCTATAAGCAGTATGTCAAGGACTGGGCGCTGGAGCTCGTGACCATCGCCGAGGACAGCATCATGGGCAGCGGTCAGGGCGCAAAGAAAAAGGCGCAGGTCTTTGCCGCGCTGCGCGGCGCACTGCCGGACTGGCTGAAGCCTTTCATCACCGATGAAGTGCTGGACAGCGTGATCGAAAAGGCCGTCAGCATGATGAAAAAGGCACTGGCAGAAAAGAAGCCTACCATCAACAAGGAGTAATTTATGATTGAGCTAAGCGTATCTCTCGCATCCACTGGCGTCGTCAAAGTGCCGGGCTATGAGCAGCTGGTGCGCTTTGGCTACACCAAGAACCGGGGTGTGTACCGCCTGCACGTCGATGCAACCGGTGAGTGGGCAGGGCTGGCTATCCGCTGCTTCTGGCACGTCCCGGACGGCAAAGACCCGGCATCCTCGCTGGTGGTGGACGGCTATGTGGCCGTGCCCGCCAGCGTGACCGCACAGCCCGGGAGCGGATGCGTCACCTTTGAAGGCAGTGACGGCGCAAAGACCGTCACTAGTGCAGACCTGCGGTATCGTGTCAGCGCCAACAGCGGCACAGAGGACGGCACAGAGCCGGAACCGGGCACTCCTGCATGGCAGCAGCTAGTGGATGCCGTGCACACTGACGCCACCGCCGCAGAGCAGGCCAAGACCGATGCACAGACGGCAGCACAGCAGGCCGGGGCATCTGCCCAAAAGGCCGAGAAAGCCCTTTCTGACACCATCACCGCCAAAGAGGACGCACTGAAAGCCATCGGTGACAAGCAGACCGCCGCCACGCAGGCTGTGGACACAGCCCGGGACAAGGCCCTCAAGCAGGTGGAAGCCTCCACCAAAGCCGCACAGACCGCCGCCAGTGAAGCTGCCACCAGTGCGGGCAGTGCAGATCAGAGCGCTCAGGAGGCCGCTGGCAGCTTGCAGGAGCTGAAGGACGGCATTGCCGCTGGTGACTTCAAAGGCGAGCCCGGCAATGACGGTAAATCCCCAGTTGTGACTGTGACTGACATCGAAAATGGCCATCGTGTCAGCATCACTGACAAAGACGGTACAAAAACAATTGATGTCTTAAATGGTCAAACCGGCAAAACCGGTGCAACTCCTGTTCTGACAATCGGTACGGTGTCCAGCGGAGACAAGCCTTCCGCCGACATTACCGGCACACCTGAAAATCCGGTGCTTAACCTGATGCTGCAACCCGGGCCTCAAGGCCCTGCCGTAGCACTTGACACCACCCTCACCCACGAGGGCGAAGCCGCTGACGCAAAAGCTACAGGTGACGCTATCAGCGCAGTAAAGGTGCGGCAGAACATCCTTGTTGGCACGGAGACAGGCAACCCCATCGCCGTTGATGATGCTTTCTCTGCGCCCCTGTGCGGCCTGACCGTGTACGGCAAGAGCACGCAGGACGGCACGCCCACGCCGGATGCACCTGTTCCTATTGTGAGCGCTGGTGACGGCGGGAGCGTGGCGGTGAAGGTGACAGGGAAGAATCTGATTCGGCCCTATGAGAAGGACACGCAAAATGCTAAAAACGGTGTTACGATGGACTACAACGTGGCATCTCAGTTAGTGCACGTTTACGGTACAGCCACAGGGATAGCAGATATTTTTGATGCAAGACAAGAAATACCTCTATCTGTGAAGTCGAACGTAACAATGTCAATAACTGTAAGAGCTGGCAAAATCCCGGACGGTGTTATTATACAGTACAGCGATTTTGTGACGCTGGGACTGAGTTGTACTGGCTCAAAGCCGTACGATACTGGCGCTTTTAACAGACCTGATGCCCCCGGTTCTGTGCGCTTTGCAATGAATATCCCTAAAGGGACAACCGTTGATTTTACGATTGCAGTTCAGCTCGAACTCGGCTCAACCGTTACCTCTTACGAACCCTACCGCGAACAGCTCCTCACGCTGCCCACTCCCGACGGCTTACCCGGCATCCCTGTCACCTCTGGCGGCAACTACACTGACAGCACGGGCCAGCAGTGGGTGTGCGACGAGGTGGACTTGGAGAGAGGGGTGAAGGTGCAGAGGGTGGAAAAAGCGGCTTTCGACAGCACCAAGCCGCTGGCTGAGCAGAATGCAATTCTCGCCACCCCCATCGAAACCCCGCTCACCCCTGACGAAATCGCCGCCTACAAAGCCCTCACAGCTTACGGCCCTGACACGGTGGTGCAGGCTGGTGACGGTGCTGGGGTCAAGCTGGACTACCAGCGGGACGTGAACATCGCAATTAAAAATCTTGAGGACGCAGTAGCGTCCATGACAACGACCTAAAGGAGGACTGACTATGGCACTCAAAAGTAAAGCCCGGCATGACCTGACCCTGCGCTCCATCAAGCGGGAAATCGCCGCAGGGCGTGACGTGGCATACTGGCTGGACAAAGCGTACACCCATCTGGACAGCGGCCTGCTGACGGAGGACGACATCGCAGAGGTGGAAGCTCTGGCGCAGGCGTACTACGACGCACTGGATGCTAAAGACAAGGCGAACGTTGAGGAAATCACGCAGTAAGGAGACATAACGCATGAACGCAGTAAATATCGAAGATTTGCTCGATCTGATTGAATCCATGAAACGCATATCTGCGGATGAAATTATCGCTGCATCAAAGGAGAACAACGAGCTGGAGCGCATCGCGCACATCGCAACGGAAGCAACTTATAAGGCTGTTATCGAAAAGTTGGAAAACCTCCGCGTGTATGCAGTAACCGTTTTGGATAGCAAGGAGTAAGGAGACAAAAAATGTTTCATTACCACTACATCAAAGTCATTGCTGATTCCGAAAACATGAGTACGAAAGAAATCACTTCTATTCTGCAAAAATACTTTGCAAAACAGAACGATGGTTTTTACCTCGAAATCGACTTGGATAATCATGCCGCTGATTTCGATGGCAGCGGAAAATGGCTCATGCGGTTGGAAGGAAATATTTTGTGGATAAATGGCGAATACGTTGCGCTCAGCGGTGTGCAACAAAACAACCCGGATGATAGCGTTATCGTCAAAATTTCCGCAATTCGTTATCTCATTGTTCACAATAAGGAGTGATATTATGGCAAGCATTACATACGAGCATCTCGGTGACGTCACCGAGATGTTCGCCGCACAAGAACAATTTCGTGGCATCACGAAAATGGTCTGCGCACGTTTTCGCGACCTCACGAAAACATACCATTTCGGCAATGTCAACAAACTGGTGACGTTTTGTCACCAGTTTGCCGTGCTTGGCAATATGGTGCGCAACGCCGGACAGCTGCCGCAGCCTTTCTGGCTCGGTGCTGCCTGTGGCGGCGGCTCGTGTAGTGCTGCCCGCTGCGCTGCAAGGACTTGACCGACAGAGGATGATCGCCGCCATTAAAAGCGCACCGCTTGGGAGGGTAGACCGTAAGATAGCCTTACTGCGGTACGTTGAGCGGCTCCCACTGCCGGACATTGCAGCACAGATGCATTACAGCCGGACGGCGATAGGCTACCGACTGAAAGGCATTGAAAAAATGCTGGATGTGTGATATAATAATTTTGTCTAGGGATTGGTTTTGAGCTTTTGCTCTGACAATTCAAAAAGCGG